CCTCAGAGTACCTAAAGTACTCCTCGGATAGTGTGACCTACGTCACACCGTACGCTTAGTATACAGGGGTTCGGGAAAATACTTTCCCAACCCACTCGGAAATGACCCGTTTGAACGGGTCTTCTATAGTATATAGATAATATATACGGAGTCGCTCCGTTTAAGACTCCGCTCCTCCTATATATAATATAATTTTTGAATTTTTAATACAAATGGGACAGTTATGCCGTTTCTAGGATACGTTAAATCGGCGTTAGTAGGCGGGATATATAATGGGACGAAAAGCAGGAAAACAGAGTTATACCAAGGAAGATGCCCAGGCTAAAGTACTGGCACTCCTTGAGCAAGGTGCTACAATCACCGCCGCCATGGCAGCCGTCGACCGTCAGGATACTGCCTTTCGCCAATGGTCCATGCAGAACCCCGAGTTCAAGGAAGCCTCTGACAAGGCCCGTCTTATGGGTAAAGGCATTAAGGCTGATTTATCCGAACTTAAGGATATGCCCTTCCATGAGTTCTCTGAGACCTTCCTAGGCTCTAAACTATTTAACCATCAGTTGGACTGGATTGACCTGATTGAGGGTAACACTCCTCGCTGGCTACCTTCGGGTATGACGTATGAGCCAGGAGACCCCAACCGTGTCCTGATTAACGTGCCACCCGAGCACGCCAAGTCCACAACAATTACGACTAACTACGTAACATACAAGATTGTGACCAACCCTAATACGCGAGTAATTATCGTTTCTAAAACCCAGGGTATGGCTCGCAAGTTCCTAGGCGCTATTAAAACGCGCCTTTCCCACCCTGGCTACATGCGACTACAAACGGCCTTCGGCCCTAACGGTGGGTATAAGGCGGATGCAACACAATGGTCCGCCGACATGATTTATCTAGGTACAGGACGTGACTCTGGCGAGAAGGACCCTACGGTTCAAGCATTGGGCTTTGGGTCTCAGATTTACGGAGCACGTGCTGACCTGATTATTCTTGACGACGTGGTAATGGGTTCAAACGCTCATGAGTGGGAAAAGCAAATTGAGTGGCTTCAAAAAGAAGTTATAACCCGTTTGGGACGCCACGGTAAACTTATCATCGTTGGGACTAGAGTAGCATCTGTCGACCTCTACAAGATGATTAGAGATGGCTCACAGTGGACAGGTGGCAAAACCCCCTTCACATACTGTGCTATGCCTGCTGTACTACAGTTTGACGAGAAGCCTAAGAATTGGCAAACCCTCTGGCCTGAAACAGACCAGCAAGAAAATGATTTGGACGATGTACTTGAAAATGGATTATACCCGAAATGGGACGGACCCTCGCTCTTTAAGCGTCGCTCTGAGGTCGCTCCGTCTGTATGGGCTATGGTCTACCAACAAGAAGATGTCCAAGAAGACTCGATATTCTCTCCAACCTGTGTGGCTGGCTCAGTCAATGGAATGCGAAAAAGAGGACCTCTAAAACCAGGTGCTCCAGGACATCCCCAGCATGTTGAGGGTTATACCATTATTGGACTTGACCCTGCTATGGCAGGTGCAACAGGTGCTGTAGTATGTACCTACAATAGAGCAGATGGGCGTATCTACGTTCTAGATGCTGTCAATATGACAGAGCCTACTCCTGCTAAGATTCAAAATCTTATTGAAGATTGGGTGGAGAAATACCGCCCGCAAGAATTGCGTATCGAAATCAACGCACATCAGAAGGCTTACGCCCTGGACGACAATTTACGTAACTTCCTAGCAGGTTACGGTACGCAACTTAATTCTCACTTTACAGGTAAGAATAAATGGGACACTTCTTTTGGTGTGGCATCTATGGCTACGCTCTTTGGTAATACCCGTGATGGGCGTTTCCAGGATAACAACATTATTGAACTACCAAGTAATGAAGGCTCTGAAGGTCTGAAGACCTTAGTGCAAGAACTCATTACCTGGAAGCCTGACACTAAGAACCCAACTGACGTAGTTATGGCTTTATGGTTTGCTGTGATTCGTATCAGAGAAATGATGCAGCGCTCAAGCCAGGCAACACAGTATGCAAATAACCGATGGGCAACTCGCGCACAGGTTGAACGCAGATTCGCAATCAATCTAGATGACGCATTTGCTGACCAATGGTCACAACAATACAGTTAGGATAACAATGGCATTATCAATGGAACAGGTAGCAGCACGCGTTGAAGCGCTACGCTACCGCAACAGTGAGCGCGATGCTCGCAACCAGGATGTCCTTGCTGTCCGTAAGGGTCAAATCTCACAGGTTTACCCTGACTTCTTCCCAGACGGCGTAGATGCCAACGTAGTTGCTAACTTCATCGATGTAGTAGCACGCGACCTCTCAGAGGTTATGGCTCCACTTCCTGCAGTTAACTGTTCTGCTGCTAACTCTGTTAGCGACAAGGCTCGAGCATTCGCTGATAAGCGTACTCGCATTGCATCAAATTACTTTTCACACTCTGACCTATCAGTACAGATGTACTCAGGTGCAGACTGGTATCTAACATATGGTTTCGTTCCGTTCATGATTGAATTGGACGAAGAAGCAAAGATGCCGCGTATCCGCATAGAAAATCCAATTGGGGCCTACCCAGAATTTGACCGCTATGGACGCTGCGTTGCATTTGCTAAACGATATATAATGACTCTTGGTGAACTTGTTTCACAGTTCCCAGAGTTTGAACGAGAACTACTTGGCGCTAATGGCTACAAGCAGGACTTGTACTCACAAGTAGAAATGATTCGGTACTACGATAAAGACCAATCACTTATCTACTTGCCAACAAAAAAGAATTTAGTTTTATCTTACGCGGCTAATCCCCTTGGTAAGATGATGGTTGTCGTGGCGCGTAAGCCATCCATTGATGGTGAACTGCGTGGACAATTCGACGACGTATTAGGTATCCAACTTCTCCGCAACCGTTTCGCCTTATTGGCAATGGAAGCAGCAGAGAAAAGTGTTCAAGCACCAATTGTATTACCTCAAGACGTACAAGAACTCCAGTTGGGTGGCGATGCGGTTATTCGTACCGCCAACCCTGCTGGCGTTCGACGTGTCGAATTAAACATTCCACAAGGCGCGTTTACAGAATCACAACTTCTTAATCAAGAACTTCGTGCAGGTACTCGTTATCCAGAAGGACGTTCTGGTAACATCGATGCAAGCATCGTTACTGGCCAAGGCGTACAAGCACTCATGGGTGCATTTGATACACAGGTCAAGTCAGCACAGGCAATCTTTGCTTCATCACTACGTGATGTTATTAGCATGTGCTTTGAAATTGATGAGAAGATGTATCCAGAAGAGAAGACCATTCGTGGTGTAGATTCTGGTTCTCCATACGAGATTACATATAAGCCATCAAGAGACATCAAGGGAGACTTCTCTGCTGATGTTCGTTATGGTATGCTTGCTGGTCTTAACCCAGCACAGGGACTTATCTTTATGCTACAGGCTCTAGGTGGCGGTCTTATCTCTAAGGATATGGCTATGCGTGAACTACCATTTACGGTAAACGTCACACAGGAACTTGAAAAGATTGAAATTGAAAGTATGCGTGCATCACTTCTTGGTGGTATTACTGCAATGGCTCAGGCTATTCCAGCAATGGCTACATCAGGTGGAGACCCAGCATCTATTGTAACTAAGATTGCGGGAGTAATTACTGCACGTCAAAAGGGTACAACTCTTGAAGATGCCGTTGCAGAAGCGTTTGCTCCAGAGCAACCAGTTCCTCCTGTTGGGGCTGCACCTTCCCCTGTTGAGCAGCCGTCCCCTGTTCCAGGCGCGGCTCCAGCAGGAGGCCTTCCACCAGAGGCTGGCATGGGTATGGCACCAGCGGCACCAGCACCAGATATCCAAACAATTTTATCTACCCTCAGTGGTAGTGGCAAGGCAACGGGACGAGTAACAACTAGGGGATAAAATGACTACGCTAGTAGCGATACAGGGTGACGGATGGTCGGTATTAGGGTGTGATTCTCGTCTTAGTGACGAGCATGGACGCTTTCAAGTAAGCAAGACACCAAAGATTGTAGAAAACAATGGTGTGTTGATTGCTGGTTGTGGTTCTTCTCGCGCAAGTAATGTGCTACATTATGGTTATATACAACCTAAGGCAACATTAAAAGAAGATTTAAATATCTACATGACGCAAAAGTTCATACCGCAAATGCGCAAGAACTTTGTAGATGCAGGTATTGATATGAAAGAGGACGGCGATGTTGCGCAGAACGAAGGCGGGTTCCTTATCTCAATCAAGGGGCAAGTTTTCTCGATTTCTGATGATTATTCTTGGGATACCGATGTTCGTAATGTATACGTTATGGGTAGTGGTGGAGATGTTGCCCTCGGTGCATTGGCAGCGTTGGGTGTGGAAAAAGTAAAGACAGTTAATCAAGCAGAGACAATGATTCGTAAAGCAATTGCTATTGCAATTCGATACGACAACATGTGCTCTGAGCCAATTTATACATTTAAACAATTTAAGTAGGAGGCAATCATGGTAAGTGGTGGACCAAATGGAGGACCCCAGTATAATCCTGCTAATGTCTCTGGCGTAGGTGGGGCTGGACAAAGCGGTGACTATACAGGCTTTGCTTATGGCCAGAATAAAGCAATCAACCAAGACCGTGTGACAGGTAATCAAGCAGTCAAATCTGTTAAAGCAGCAGATGATAGAGCACCAGATGCACCATACGGTGGTATGAATTTCCCAGAACTTGGCACACTATTTGACCCAGATACCAACCCAATGGAACCAATGACTACAGGTGTAGATGGTTTCCGTGG